CTTGAGCATGAACTCAAGACACAATTACAAACAGCTAATCTTTCACAGATTGAAGTAAATAAGATAGAAGCAGCCAGTAAAAACTGGTTTGTAGCGGGCTGGAGGCCGAGTGTTGGCTGGGGTTGCTCCGTTGCAATGATGGTGCATTTCATTATATTACCTGTAGGTGAGTGGATTGCTGCATTGTCTGGTGTAAAAGTAGATATGCCAGAGTTTGATTTTACTCAATTATCTACAATACTTATGGCTATGCTCGGAATGGCAGGACTCAGAACTTTTGAGAAGCAAAAGAAAGTTGCTAAAGGTGATGACTAATAATAATGACAAGCGAATGGATAACAGTAGTAGAAACTATCGGCATACCAGCAGTGGTAGCGATAGGTCTTGGTTATCTAGTTTGGACATTATTTAAATCTTTGATAGCTGACTTACATAAAAAGTTAGATACTCAACATCAAATGATTGTTGCTTTGATAGATAGAATCAGGCAAATGGATAATGATATGATTCGTATAGATGCAATGTGTCGAGCTGCTATGGGTATCAAACCCGATACTAATCGAATAGCCAGAGCAGACGGTAAAAAAGACCAACGTAAAGATTAACCATAAAAATTTTATCAGGTGCTGAATAGCTTTTCTATTCGGTAGAATTAACTATTTTCTAAAGGAGGAAAAACATGAGAACAGACGAAACTGTATGCGTATTATGCATAATGTTTTGGGTTGGACTAGCTATGTTCTATGCTAGTGTAACTATTTAATCACTATTTTGAACACGAGCATTTAAATATGATTCGATATAACTATGTATTGCATCAAGTTTAACTGTAGCTTCCCTAATTATAATCCTAAGATTTTCATAGTCTTGTGGGGATAGGTGTTTTTTAAGTTTCGTTATATCAACCTTAGTTCTTTCTGTAACTAAGTTGCCACTTTTATCATACAATAATCTATAAGCTAAAAGTTGTGCTTCATTTCGTTTCGTTTTCATTGTTAAATCCTGTAAAGGTTAATTGTCCATAATCACCTCTCAGTCCGGCTTTTTGATATGAGGTAGCTCTACCTTCAAAAAAGTTTTGATGCTCTACTCCTAACACATCATCTAACCAGCCTAAAGGATTATCTTTTTGATTATAATTAGGTTTAAGTCCTAACTGTAATAACCTTCTATCAGCAATGTATTTGTTGTACGCATACATTTCTTCTTTAGTTAATCCTTCTATATCTCCCATTTCAAATACTAAGTCCAAAAACTTTTCTTCTAGTTTTACCATATCTCTACATATCTGATAGATTTCTTTTTTAAAGTCGTCTGTCCAGATGTTTAGATTTTCTTTAATAAATTCTCTAAATAATTTAGTCATTGCTTCTACATGTAAGCTTTCATCTTTAATAGAATAAGCCACAATTTGACACATACCTTTCATCTTTCCAAATCTCTGAAAGTTCATCAGTATAGCGAAGCTACTGAATAGCTGTAAGCCTTCCGTAAAGGCTGAATAAACGGCTAAAGCTTTGGCGATAGTCCTTTTATCAGACTTAATAGTTTTAAGGTCTGTAATGTACTCATGTTTGTTAGACATTTCTTCGTATTCAGCAAAAGCTTTATATTCCATTTCAGGCATACCAACAGTATCTAACAGTAAACTGTAGGCATGTTGATGAATTGCTTCCATGTTGCCAAAGGACAGCATCATCATTCTAGCTTCTGGAAGTTTGAAAAGTTGCATATACTTTTCTACATAACCCGAAGCAACATCTACATCTGACTGAGTAAACAATCTGAATATCTGAACTAAAAGATTCTTTTCTGAATCAGTTAATCTTTCATTCCAATCTTTTACATCAGTATGTAGTGGCACTGACATAGGATGCCAATGCATTCTGTTTTGTAAATCGTAATACTCAAACATCCAACTGTAGTCAAATGGTTTGTAGTAATCTCTAGTTTTTAATAAGCTCATTTATCCCTCACAAGCAATACATTCCACTTCATCTAATTTAATTCGTGGAACTTTAATGTTAACATTCTCTGCAGCTTTAGCAGCATCAGACCTAAAATAGTAAAGTGATTTTAATTTATTAGCACCATACCAATGGACATCACTGACATACTGTAAGTATTCATTATGTTGTCCTTGGTCCTGAGTTGAATCAGGTAAGATAAAAAATAAATTAACACTTTGACTTTGACATATAAACTCTTGTCGCTTATATGCATGTTCGACAACCCAGATTTGATTTATCTCATCTGCGGTTTTAAATACTTCTTTTTCTTCTTTAGTAAATAACTTTAACTTTTGTATTGACCCACGATTATCACTAATATCTTGCCACGTTTTTTTACGCTTTTTAGGGTCAGTTATTTTTTTGTTGATGAGTTTTTCGAGGTTTTTGTTTCTAACTTTGTAGCTTCCAGATAACGTTTTGTGGGTGAAGACGTTTGCCCTGATAGGTTCGATGGACGGAGAAGTTCCACCACAAATAATACTGGAACTAGCATTAGGTGCAACAGCGAGAAGATGACAATTCCTAAGACCAGAATTAGAAATATCAGGAGCTTCACCCCGTAATTCCGCAAGTCTTCGAGATGCACTAACAGCAGCTCCTTTGATGAACTTAAATAATCTATAGTTGATTCCAGTTGAGAAGATTCCCTCAAACGGAACGTTTTGATTCTGTAAATAAGAGTGAAAACCCATTGCCCCAAGACCGATAGACCTTTCACGATAGGCTGAATAAGCAGCTTTTGTAAAGCCTTCTTTACCTTCTTTAATATGTTTTTTAAATCTTTCAAAATTTGCATTGTAACCTCCAAGAGAATTTAAATCGACTGCATTTTCAATGAAGTGTTCTAGTACATTGTCAAGCATAGTAACTAAATCATCTATAAATTTATCATCTTTAGACCATTCATCAAAGTGTTCAAGGTTGACACTTGACAAACAACAGACTGCAGTTCTTTCATCGTTAGTAGGTAAAGTTATTTCTGAACATAAGTTACTTTGTTTTACCTCTAAGCCTAAATCTTTTTGTCCTTGTGGTAGAGCATCGTTACAGTTATCTATATTGACAATGTAAGGCTCTCCAGTTTCTGCTCTGGCATCTAATAGTTTAGACCAGAGTTCTCTAGCTTTTATAATCTTAACAGCTTCGTTTGTTTTCGGGTCAATCAATCGCCAATCATCATCATCTTCTACAGCAGTTAAAAAAGCATTAGTTATGTTAACTCCATTATGTAAGTTCAAACATTTTCTATTTACATCGCCACCAGATTCTTTTCTCATTACCATAAACTCTTCAATCTCAGGGTGAGATATATCCATGTAAGCAGCATAACTTCCTCTTCTAGTAACACCTTGATTAAAGGCTAACATCTGAGAATCTACTACTTTCATAAAAGGTATTGAGCCAGTAGACTTACTGCCGTTGCTCGTTTCAATACCATCACTTCTTATATCTCCCCAGTAACCACCAATACCACCACCGGAACTAGCTAACCAAATGTTTTCATCATAGTGGCTAGATAATCCTTCACGGTTATCTGGTACATAGTTTAGGAAACAACTAATAGGTAAGCCTCTGGTAGTGCCACCATTAGAAAGAATAGGGGTAGAAAACATAAACCAAAGATTAGAAACATAGTTATAAATTCTTTGAGCCATATCAAAGTCTGGTTCTTCTTTAAAAGTTGAAACAAATATTGAAGCTCTAGCGAATGCTTCTTGAGGCGAAGTTTCGTTCTGCCATAAGTATCTATCTTTAAGAGTATCTAAACTAAACTTATCTAATTTTTTATCTCTATCATAATTTATTATAATTCCTAAGTAAGGGTGTTCTCCTTTTTTATCACTCATTTGTTTCCTCTAGTACCTTTAATAATTTATTTTCATACCACTCTGCTTTCTTTAAATCTTCGATACCGTTTTTGTAAGTAAATCGCCATCTATATTTATGAGAGTTACCACGAAGATAACCTATAAATTCTTCTTTAGTTAACATAGCTTCAATAGAATCAATACATTCTATTTTACCTTGATTATAATGTGATGGATTATTAACAAGGTCATTTATTGTTTTATATTTCATTATTTATCCAATCCTTTTCAGGTAATTTAGTTTCACTAAACCAACGAAAGTCATTAGCTTCCGCCCATTCAGCATGGGTTCTTTTAGTTTTATCTTTTCTTACTTTAGCTCCGGGCATAGGAGCATAAGGTTTTTGAAAGAAAAACACTAACTCAATATGTTTTGGTAAAGCTTTTTTAATATGTACGTACTTACTATACTCTGGAAAATCCCAGAACCTACCTTTAGCTTCAATTAAAACAACACTACCATCATCAAACTTACGTACAAAGTCTGGTTCGTATTTGTGTTGAATAACATAGTCTATAGTTTCCCAATGATGTCGCCAGTCAGCAAACAATCTTTGATGTAATTCATATTCCCAATGACTATCATAGCCTCTAGGAATACCTGCCTCTTTCTTAGGTCTTGGTTTTCTTGGTTTTCTTCTTGCCATTTTTCTTT